TCCAAGCTGTCTACTGTAGACATTAAAAACAAAAAAACTTTTATAAATTTTGATTTACCTCTTGACTTTACGGCGTTATCGCCGTATAATAGAGACAACAAAAGGGAAACACCCAAAGAAAACGGAGGAAAATAAAATGAAAATCGCAGGAATCGGAAACGTCCGCAAAGCGGACATCATGAAAGAGATGTTAAGCCCAGAGGGTCGCGGCATGGTGCGCCGCGGCGAGATTACAAACGAGGAGCTTGCCGCAGAGTACAAGCGTTGGATTGTAAGTAAGGCGTCCAAGTTTGGACGTTATCCGGACACGTTTGACGCTTGCTGGAGCAACATCCCTGCGGGCGTGAGAGAGTCCGCCGCAGTGGCAGACCTCGCCGAGCTTGTCAACAACTTTTATTACTCCCGCCCTCACGGGTATGACGAGTAATAAAAAAATCCCCTCGGCTTGGTGCCGAGGGGATAGTGGGTGGTGGTAAAAATTACCCAAACTTATGTTTCAACCCGTGTGCGGTCGGATTGCTGACCGCACCAATCTAGTAGCATCCAACTAGATCGACTGTTGTTTTGGTTTTGCCGTTGTGGCTATTGCCAAAACTGTCTAAATTTATATTTCAATCCGTGTGCAGTCGGATCGCTGACTGCACCAACCTGACAGCATCCAGCCAGGTTGACTATAACTATAATAATGCCTTGACAACGGTTTGTCAAGGTGAAGGAGGCAAAAATGAGGAAAATAATAAAGGGTCACCTGTGCAGCACTGAGACTGCACGGAATGTAGCGGAAAGTGAGACCTGTGCGATTTATCAAAACCGCGCAGGGTTTTACTTTGCGTTTTATCCAGCCGAACAGGACATTGCCCTGCTGACAGACGAGCAGGCGCAGGCAGAACTGCGCAATCTGTCACACGCCGTGCCGAACGGAATCAAGACTTTGCGTAGAGCCGCAAAGTTGACGCAAAAGCAGCTGGCCGATGCTGTCGGTCTTGACATCCGGAATCTACAGCGGTATGAGAGCGGTGAGTTTGACGTTGCAAATATGAGCTTGTCAATCGCTGTAAAGATTGCCGACGCGCTGGGCGTCGACGCAAAAAAACTTTTATAAATTCCGTTTTTCCTCTTGACTTTACGGCGTTTTCGCCGTATAATAGAGACAACAAAGGGAAACACCCACAGGAGGAAAACAAAATGAAAAAAGTAAGATATGCAGATTTAAGTAATGTGACAAACCACAAGTTTGCCGTAGTAATCAGCTCGCTCAAAGATTTTGAGATCGAAGAGGTCGGAGAATACGAGCAGCACGCAAACGCAGCAATTTATGTGCACCTCGGCAGGATGGATGCGGAAGAACTCGACGAGTACTGCGAAGGCGTGCTTGAGTACATCGAGAAAAACAACGAAGGCGAACCGGTAGACGATGAAATTTTTGACTGCTGGGAATGGGTAGGCGAAAACGAATCGCGGACTCTTGTCTTTCCAGAATCGTGGGTGTGAAGGAGGAAACGAAAGTGATTTATCTGTACGACAGAAAAGAGCTTGATTTTAATGCAGCCGACAGCCTGACTATCATTCACAACGAGCAACGGTACTTCGCATGGCTTGCGAAAACTCTCAAGCCGGAACGCGCGAAATACCTTGAGCACATCGACGAGGGATATGACGACACGGACGAAGAGCGGTCGTATTTTCAGCTCGGCGAAGTAGAGCAAGCTTGGCTGGAGGATGTTTTCAAAGAAGCCGCAAACGGTGGGAGCAGCGTTGAGGTTTCGCAGTTTGACACAAAGTCTCGGCTGCCCGAAACTTACGATTTTGGAATCGACTATCATTATGCTGTCGCTGCGGGCGACCTGCCCGCGGACTTCGAGAAGGAAAACCGCGAGCACTGGCCAGAATTTCATTTTTGGAAGGGCGGTCACGTGATTGATAAACCGGAAAACGAGGACGAACCCGGCAATCTTATAGAGGTGTTCACACTGTGAAAACAGCCGCCCAAACGGGCGGCTGTTTTTATATCTTTGATAGTTTTAAAAAGATTTGATTATAGACGCGCGGGCTGACAACGGACAGCGTTTGCATCAGCTCATCCATCACTCTCCACGCGGATGCTTGATCTACAGAGGCGACGAGGCGCAGAAAGTCGCTGTCTGTCGGCATGTCCGGCGGCGCCGCTTGGCTGTAGCCGCTCGAATTGTGCGCACGGACAGTGTACAGATTCGCCAGCTTTTGCACATTTGCATAAGTTGTCTGCGAGTGCTCAAGCTCTACGATCGCGCTCTCTACCTCTTGCATATCAAGCATGATCTACATCCTCTCCAGCTGCTCCAGCGCCTTGCGCATTGCCGATCTGTCCGATGCGGACAAGGCATCGGTGTCCATCGCGTTGCGGATGCGGTCAATGATGTCGCTCTTTACGTCATCACGGCTATAGTGACCGGTCACCCAGTGTCGGGCATAAGAGTGCCCCTCGTCACGCATTCGACGCGTGTCCGCCGGATAGCTGTCGCGGTAGACCGGATAGCCGCGAGAGTCGCCGGTGTCCATTGTCTCAATCTCTCCGATGTCCTTGATAATGTCTACCATTTTGTAAACTGCCTCAAGGTCTGCCATGCTCATGTTGCCCTTGTCTGCGTACTCGTCAAGCGTCATACACACTAAATCACGCAGTTTTTCCATGTTTTTCATATTTTACACCTCATTTCACGCGCTGCACGATAAAGTTTGCATTGTCGATAGTCGCAGCCGCCGACAGAGTGACAGCAAGCGTCACGCGGGACGGATATGCTGCAGGCCTGACATAGATCGTGTCAATCAAGTTAAATGCGAGCGCGTCAGTTGTCGCTGCGCTGGTCTGCGTCTGTGCGCTGCTTGACAGTGCAGTTCCGTTTGCGGTGACCTGCGCGGTGACATTTCCGGCAGCTGCGCCGGTCGCGTTGATATTTGCAAAGATGTTGTAATATCCCGCTTTGAGCAGGGTCACTGTTCCGCTGCCGGTTGCCGTCGCGCTGTTGCTGTTGATCTGTGCGGCGAACGGGATGTTTGTGCCAGCCGTATAGGCGGTCGAGCTTGTAATTGTGCCTTTATACATATTTTTTACCTCTTAAACAATAGGCAGAGCTTGCGCCCTGCCTATTTTCATGCCTTGCGCATCCTTATGCGAGTGTAGTTCCGCCGTAGTATCCGGTATACTGCTGACCGCAGCAGCAATACGGATTCTGCGTGATATATGCCGGAATCGGAGATGGACGCAGAGCATTGATAATATAATTGTTCTGCGCCGCCTGAGATGCCGCGAGGTTGAGCGCATTGATCTGCTGCGCCTGCTCTGCGATTTTCTCGTTTTTCTGCTCGATGCTCTGTGCGGTAAGCGCGTCAAGAATCGCACGCGTGTTATCATTTTGGTTCTGTACGATAGCCTGCGTGTTCTGCGTCGCGTTGGTATTGATAGAGCACGTGTTGGTAGCCATATTGTAATTTGCGTTATCAACTGCGCGCTGGATGTTGTTCGCGTTTTGCAGTGCATCGTATCGGTTCTGGCAGCAGCAATCCGAAATCTGCCGAGAAACGCTGTTAATATTCTGGTTCAGGGCGTTTGTGCTCTGGGTGTTTGCCAGCGTGTTGTCTGCAAATCCCTGTGAAATAGTCTGCTGAATAGCGTTCTGACCCTGCATATTCTGCACAGCGGTAGAGGAAAAACCTTCATAAATGCCATTTCTGATGTTGGAAACAGAATTCTTCAAGTCGTTGAAATTCATGTCCATGCACAAATCCTGACGGGTCAGCGCGCCCTGTGCGCCCGCGCCGTTGAATCCGTTCATGCCATTATTTCCCCATCCATTGCCGCCCCAGCCCATAAAAACGAACAAAAAGAGGATAATAATCCACCATGCGCCGCCGTCCATGCCGAAAGCACCGTTGTTATTGTTACCCGTGACCGCTGCCAGATCGGCAGGAGTCATCTCAGAAGTGGTTAAACTCATTGCATAACCTTCCTTTCTTTTTATACAAAATGCGTGCACTGCATGTTTGTTTGCTTATTTAACATTAAACTGACCAAGAAGCTGGCTGAACTGTTGTGCCATGCTTTGCAGCTGGTTGAGCTGCGACTGATTCATCTGACCGGATTGCAGGAGTTTCTGCACTTCCTGCTGCGGGTTGCCAGAGAACGAATTTTTAAACTGTGCAAATTGCTGAATCATCTGCATCGGGTTGTTAAACATTGTCATCCTTCTTTCTTGTCAATCAGCATACTAATGCGCTTTTCAAGTTCTTCTTTTGTGACATATTCGCTCAAGTCTGGCATCGGTGCCGTTGCCTGCTGCTGCGCAGGATTTTGCACCGGCGGCGCAGAATCAAAGGTGTATGTCAGCGTCTGCATCATCGGCACGCCGTTGAGATTGACCGACTTTAGATATATGCGCTGTTGCTCACTATCCCACAATGCGACAGTGCACCCAGCAGCAACCATGTACGCCTTTGCGCCTGCCTCTCCCTGCACCCAGATTCTTTCATCCGGCGTCTGTGTCTGCGCCTGCTGAAAAGGCTGATTTTGCTGCACACTGCCCTGTTGTCGCAATTGTGCAAGTTGGTCAGGCATCGCTTGATTATATCCGTAGTACTGCCCTTGATAGCCCTGATACGGGTTAAAAGTCATCATTTTGCATACTCCCAATAGTAAATCGGTTTATTCCCGCCGCTGTCCCACGTGTCGTATATGCAGCCGTCTTTTACAGTTACCACGTGACCGGACGCAGCGACAACATAAACACCGTTTCTGTGCATTTTCGCAAAATCGTCAATTGTGTTTTGATTCGCAAGACGCCGCGTGAACCCTCTGCGCTGTAGTAGCTCGCCCCAAACCGCGTTAGCTGACGGCATGTCGCACATTTCCATGCCGATAGCACACAGGTCTAAATATGCTGTACTCCAATCTTCGTCGAGTGCTGCGCTGATCGCCCGCACTGTGCAATCGCCGACGCACTGTTTTTTCGGGTTAGGATTGTAAAATTTGTACATTTTCGAACCATCTTTTGTCTATTTATTGATTTAAGTATAGCAAAAAGCAGGGACTAAAAAATCCCTGCTTTCTTTCGAAAAACTGTCAGTTTAGTGTCTATCCATCCAATCCTCTTCCGCAGACGCTCTGCGCGGTGGTAGAATTTCACTATATTTCTGGCAGTTGTCGTATTTTTGCTTTAAACGTGCAATGTGTCTATTTACTGTAGACACCGACATACCAAATTCCATTGCTTGCTTTGTGATACTCCATCCAGCGACGCGCGTTTTGATAATTTTCCGCTCGTCGTCTGTCAGGCAGCCCAGTTTGATAAACTCGTCTAAAAACGGCTTGCACCACGGAATTTGTTTTGACATGTCACGCCTCCGATTTTGACATATTGTGCAGGATAACAGCCGCCTGCTCGCGCGTCAGTGCCTTCTGCCAGCCAAAATTTCCGTTGCTGCCTGCAAAAATGCCGGCACTTTTTGCCCAGTCCGTCGCGCTCTTTGCCCAGCCCGACGGGTTGTCACCCGTGCCGGTGATGTCTGTGAGACTTGCCAGCTTTGCGGCAACCCTGCTGTCAATAAGCTTCTCGACCTCGGATTTTGTCATATCTACCTCATCCTTTCCGCTTGCGCTGATTTTTGATTTTGTCACAATGTAATAATAGTCAATCGCTGATCTGATTCCCGCGCGCGTCACGCGCACAAGTCCGTCCGACTGCACCAATTTGCAATATTTGCGCCGGTTTGCCTGTGCCGTCCACTTGTCGCTGTAACTACAGCTGTCGATAATATATCCGTAGCTGTCGTCAACCGCAGCGAGACACATAAAGTGCCCCGCGCTGGACAGCAATTTGTTATATGTGCCGCCGACTGCACCGGCGGTGTGAATGATACACATAGCGCCGGATTTGACAGTTGCAAACGCTGCAGAGTCATCTGTAGTGTATTTGTACGTAAACCCGCCGTATTTGCTCTGCATCGCTTTAAGCAATGTACTGATAGTAGTGCCGCCGTCGTACCGCGCGCCGCAATTCACGGCGATCCGCGCAACTGCTGGGATAGTCGTTTTCCACCCCAGCAGATTGTTTCCGAGATTTCGGACGCTGGAAGGGCCGCAGCCGCCACTCTTAATCGTCGCGCCCTTTGGCTTTCCGCTTTTTGTCCGATACGCCACATTGCTATATTGCAGCTGACTGGCAATGTCGTATTTTCTCATCAATCCACCTCCGGCAGACCGGTCACGATGCTGGTCAGCAGGGATGCCAGCGCGGACAGTGCAGCGGTAGACAGCACCACGCACCAGCTGACATCTTGCAACATTCCCGCCGCAGGAATCAGCGCAAGCGCCGTCTGCGCAGCGGTCTTTACCATGCGGATTCCTGCCGCTTTCCAAAACTTTTTGCTCATAAAGCCCTCCTTTAGTGCAAAATTTGGTTGACAATTGCACCGGCGACAGCGGCGCCGATTGTTGCCAGAATTGCAATAATCATATTAAGCTTGTTTTTAATCACCGCAAAAGATGTGTCACCATGAGCCAATCGCGCGTCGTGACTATCAAGCCTTTCCTCGTGCTCGTCAAGCCGCGCTTTGTGGTTTTCAAGCGTCTCTTTGACGTGGTTAACCTCACATTCCAAATCGTGCATTTTGCATCATCCTTTCTTTACATTTGTATCGTTTTCCGCTGTCTATGCCGTATCTTTACATCGGCAGCATTAAAAACCAAGTCCTATCTTGATTATTGACTCGGAATCCGCACCTGGAATGTTAAAAAAATTTCTTTGTGTATTTGCAAAATCTCTAAATATGTTTCCAATGAACGAAATATTTGTCACCGGCTTTACTGCATCGTCCTTGAGCACGGCTAAGGCATAACGATACTTGCCAGCGCTTGTAACGATCATACAGTTATTGATTGAGACCCTGCTAATTCCATCTGATTTAGCATTTATCAATACTCCGTTTTCATTGTCATAAAGAGATGTATTGTTAACAAATACATCTAAAATTGTATGATTTTGACCGTTGTTTAGTAGTCTGACGCCGTTTGTAGAGTTGCAAAAATCACATTTATCAATAACTATATACTGTCCGCATGTCACGCGCAATGCATCGACAGTAAATCCTTTTGATGACCCACCTGCTTTGCAGTTTGTAAAATAAACATAATTAGGCAGTATAGTATTACCCTCTTCAGTCGTCCCTGTGTTATTGTAATCTTTCCCGACAGAAAAGCCTATCCCTTCCGATGGCGGAAAAAGCGAAACACGCACATTATCAAAATAATTGTACCCGCTCGGACAAGATATATCTATGCCGTATGCAAAATGCGTTATCACCACGTGCTGGACGCAAGTGTCCGTTGTCCGGCAATCCATGTTGTGTGGCGTGTTATCTCTAAATGCAATTGCTCTTGATGTAGGGTTGTCGTTGCCTTTTAGCGACAGATCCTCTATTTTTAAATTTGACCCGCCGAAAAATTGAATAAACGTGCCGGAATACGATGCAACAAATAACGTCCCGTACCATTCTGTTCCGTCTCCCTTTATTGTGAGCCCTTTTTTTTGATTGATCGTTATATTGCTTTTAAAAAGGTAACTCCCCTTTGGAAAATAAAGAACCGTGCACGGTTTTGCATCGTCAATCGCTTTTTGCACAATTTCGGCACAATCTACAACACCAGTATTATCAAGTTTTCCGTCGGATATAGCGTTCCAAACGTTTCGCTTCAACAAAAAAATATCCTGTTTAATAACTTCAATGTCTTGACTACTTCCGCAGCTTTGCAAATCAACAGTCACCGCCGCTGATCCGTCATAAGTTGCAGATGTTGCGCCCGTAAAGGTGAGCGGAAATGTATTTGCGAAAGTTGCTTGATTAAGCTTTTTACTAAAATCGGTTTCCGTTCCGGTATAGCCCGCTTCTTGCGCAAATTGATATGCGGATTTGCCGTCTGCACCCGCTGGGATTCCAAGCGTATATTTTCGCGCTTGTGCTGTGCTGTCAGCGGTTTCTGTGACGGTCGGCGCACTGCCAGCTGCAAGACTAGTTGCACCCGTGATTTCCACAGTGCCAGCTGTGCCAGAGTTCCATTTTGCAATGTCACTTTCGGAGATGGAATCAAGAGCGGATTTATTGCTGTGTGTATGCCGTGCAGATGTGTTTTTGTCAATGTCGCTTTTTGCACTTTCCGGCACTGCACCAACTTCTGCCGCTGTGTAGGTCGGCTTTGTTTCTGCCTTTGCCCAGTCCGGCACTGTCGGGTCTTTCTCCTGATGCGCATCAACAACGCTTTGTGCGATTTCGCGCGCCTTTTGCTCTGTAATGCCGCTCAATTTAATATCCTCAGCAGCCTTCAAAACCTTATCTACCCAGCTTTTAGCGGCATCAGGCGGTGTTTCCGGTGCTGTAAGTGCACTTTTAATGATTGTACTAAAAATCTTGCTTTTCGCAAGGTTTCCGTTAACCATCCAGCGCAGTTCAAGCTGACCAGTGCCCGCTGTTGCCGTGTCTCCGTCAGAAATCAGCCAACTAACACGGTTGTTTTCGTCCTGCTCGATATTTACCGGATAGGTTGTCCCGTCCGGCGTCCTGTGTACAGCTTCGGCAAAACCATCACCATACATTTTTGCATATCCGGCACACAGAAATGTAATCTCTGTCACTCCATTTTCGCCCTGCCTACCCAGCTGCAAAGAGCCGGAAAACGCAGGTGGGATATTATATTTTCGCATTACTTCCACCGTCCCTCTGCAACTAAATAAAAAGTACCGTTATTCATGCCGCCCGTTGCGTCCGCGCCTGGCGTATAACAAAATTTCGGTTCAGGTGGCAACTTGTAGGTGTTGTCACTTGCGTCAGCTGTGCAGCGTGCATAATCAGTATAAAGATATATGCCTGTGTAATCTGTGCTTCCCGCTGTATGCATCAAAGAGACTGCAGGCGGCTCGATAAAACCAACCGGAAAAACTTCCTCTTCTGTGATTGTCGAGCTGGACACCTTTACGCCAGTAACATTATTTATGTGCCAGCCGTACAAAAATGAGCTTTTCTTAACACTTTTTAGCGTCATTCTGCCGTCTGCATATTTATAGCCAGACCAGTAAGAATTTTGCACCTTTTCCGGTTCTGAACTTCCGCCCGCGCCGCCCAGCTGGCTTTTAGGTATACTTGCGATAACCTGTGATTCAGTGCCGCGTAAAACAAAGTTATCATTATTGTCAATTGCAAACTCGACAGGGCGCACTTTAAGGTTGCCCGCTGCGTTTACAACCGGAATTTCGCCTACTGCGTCCGTGTAGCCTGCTGCGTCCATTTTGCCAGCTATCTGCTGTCTGAGCGTTTCCGCTGCTGTCAGAGACATGTTTGCGCCATCCGTCAGTTCTTCCACGCCTGCGCCCTGCTCGATTGTACAAGCATATTGCATGTTTGTAGTTCGGACAACCGCGCCTGTGGAATCGTAACCAACGGCACCGATATATAGATTATTGCCAGCGTGCAACACAAAAGCATTTTCAGCAGTCAGTGTACAAGAGCCGCCGCCATCTGTTGCGCTGCGTGAAGTAATCTTCTCGGATACAACACGCTTTTGCTGATACTTCGACAGACGCGGATAGCAAGCTGGCGCAGACATGAGCACGATTTCCACTGTTGTGCATGCTTTCCAGTTATCCTGATTTTCTTTGCCGTTTACGTGCAAAAGTAGGTCTATAGTGCCCTTCTGACCGCTTAAAATATAATTCTCAGACCCAACAACCGAACCCTCATTGATGTAATCAACATGGTCTTCGTTCGTATTTGTCGAGCCAATGTTTGCGGTAAAAGTCCATGTTTTATATGCCATTTAATCAATCCTTCCAGCCCGCAGATGCGCGGGAAATTGTTGCTTGTGTCGCGCCAAGAGTGACAGTAGACTTTTCAGGATGCGTTAAATCAATGCTTTTCTCTTTGCACAGCAACCACACATTCAAATCATGCGGCTTACTAATCACATTGACATATTGACCAACTTCAATGCGCGAAATGTCGCTGTCCAGTATAGACAAATCAAACGCGGTAATAGTCAAAGACGTTTTCAACGATTGACCATTAACCATGCCTTGCGCAAGATTTTTCAGCGTTTGAGGATCGTCAATATCATCCCAGGTCGCAGTGCCTATGATTCTGCCGTACAAGGATTCAAGGGCTTCGTTTTTGACATATCGAGTACTTGATACGCCATTTGCCAAAATGGTTCTGCGCTCCTGCCAGCCCTCATGCTGTTTGTTTGTGTCATCAAGCAGCTTTCCGACCGGATACAGCCAAGTGTAAAGCGATTCTCCATTAAGGTAGTTTTTAATATCGAGGATATTTTTGCCAAACTCGATTTTCTGTGTGCTGCGAATCTGTGCGCCCGTGGAATCAATAAAGTCTGACTTAAAGTCAATGTATTGCTTTCCGTCATTGCCAACACGCAATACCAAATAGCCGTCTATCTTTTCAAGTAGCTTTTTGCAAAGTTCGAACGGCGTTGTTGGTTCTTGCGTCTGAATCAATAAAGTGCCTGTTTTGTCACTAGTTCCCGCATAAAACTTGCGTGAATCGTCGTTTACCATCTTATTATGCGCAGTATTTGCAGTTTCCAGCCAGAATTTCAGCCAGCCAATAATGGAATCCGTTTCTGGAGGGCTGGTATATTTATTGTTGCCCTTTGTGTAAATCGGCTCAATGACCGTATCACATAGATATGCAAGCCTGTCCTCACAAGTTACAGTGATAGTGTTATCAAACGCCTTATCTACGCGAATTACGCGCCCTACAAACAACTCTCCGTTACCGTCATACACTTTTACACGTGAGCGCAAAACATGCACATTGTTATATGCTGGATGTTTCTGCGACATTTTAAATGTGAACTGGTTGATCTCCCAGTCGATTGACTGAGAGATCACCATGTCCTCGCAGAATAGCCCCTGCTGCGCTGTGGCTGACGGATTGTGAATGATGTTGTCATCAAGGTATACTCTATACATTTACAACCACGCCTTTCTGTAGGTCACCGTCACGGATGCAGACGTATTTTTAAAGCACAGCTCTGTGCCTTCCGGCGGAATCTTGATTTCCGTGCACTCATAAGTCCCGCTTTTATAGCTTTCGGAAACATTTCCCGCAACCACAACGCCGCTTTTAGATGACTGGATAACCGGATTTACAGAAACTGCACCGCCCGCGCACTGAACGAAATGACCGGAAATAACGCCTTGACAATACATACCCGAAAGCGAACCCGTCCAAACTCTCCAAACCTTTGTCAAATCCTCAACCGATTCTTTGATTTCGCTTGTGGGTATATCCACAAACCATCTGTGAGTTGCGGAAGATGGTACAGTATAAAATTTAATAAAAGCACCGCCAACCGAACCCGCGATAGTAACATCAAACTGCCTGTTCCACAACTTACCACCGCGTGGAACATCATACCAAATTCTCAGGCTATCATATTGAGATAAATCAAGCTCTGGAAATGTAGTCGTTCCAAACCGCAAGTCGGTATCTGTCTTGCGTTCATTTCCCGCATGAACGCCCTTAAAAGGAATAACACGTTCATCTGTTGTAGACCAAGTTTCGTTGAAAGTGGTATATTCATTTTCGTACCAGAACGGCTGTAGTGTTGCTGAAATGTTTAGATACAGCACTTTATCCTTGACGGAATGCGAATCTACATAACAAACGCCCTCATAATAACCACCCGGCTGTTCATCCAGCCGAATCTTAAGATATTGCCCATGCACGCTTTTTGCAATGTCGCGCATGATGTCCGTCCAATCGTCCCGCTGTGCGTCTGTCTTAAACTTCCAAGTCTTTTTTCGGCTCTGATAGGTCGGCTCGCCCGTCATTACTTCCGTTAAATTGATATATCCATTGCCGCCGTCAATCTCCAACAGGTTTAGATTAGGATCGGCTGCATCGACAAACGGATCCTCTACCAAGCAGAGTCCCCAATCGTCAAAGGTGTGTTTATCTCCAAATGTGATACCTTGCATTATGCCAATCCCCTCCTAAATCGCTGTCTGTTTTCACCTAGCTTTTGGTCAATCGCCTTGACGGTCTCGCCTACCAGTACATCCTTGTCGATGTAAATGCTCTGACCGGTTGCGCCTTGCTGGATAATCTCATTCAGCTGGCTGATGATCGTACTCAGTCCAGCGGAAAGTGCGCTGTCCACCTGCTCTCGCACTGTGTTTGCAAGGCTGTTTTGTCCTACAATGTACTCATTTCCAGCCTCACCGCCGCCTGCGATTCCGTGCGCTGTCGCAAACAACGTCGGATTGTCAAGCAAGTACGCGCCCTCCATTGCTCTCTTATACCATTGTACGCTGATATGCGGCACGCTGGGCGGGTTAAGGCTGAAACTGCCAGATATAGAAAAGTGCGGCAATTTGATGTTTGGTAATTTTAATGTTAGTCCGCTAAAGAAGCCCTTAATTGCATTAAGTCCGTTTTTCACTGTATTTTTTGCGCCGTTGATAACGCTGGAAATCTTCTCTTTCACGGCGTTAAATGCGTTAGATACCGCAGATTTTATGCCGTTTACAGCACTCGATGCGAACGATTTCATAGCGTTAAATCCGTTAGATACCGTGCTCTGTATACCTGACACAACACTAGATACAGTGGACTTGATGGTTTGCCAGATGCTAGAGATTACAGCCATTACATTTGCCATAATGCTTGCAACCGCCGACCTTATATTGTTGAAACCGTTTGTTATAGCAGTCCCTATAGCCGATACCGCACTGCTCACCGTTGACGTGATAGCCGACCACACGGCAGCCATCAAAATCGGAAGAGTGCTCCAAATTCCGGTCACAGCCCCAACAAATTCGGAAAATTTTGCCTTGACGAAATCAACAATTGTGCCCCAATTTTGGAATATGAGGATCGCTGCTGTGACAGCTGCTATCACGATCAGAACCGGCGCCGCAACTGTTGCGAGAACGCCGCCGAACGTCGTAAAAGCGGTCACAACCACGGTAATAATCGGAGCGAGCAGGGCAAACGCTGTCACTGCAAGACCTATCGCAATAATGATATTTTGCACCGGTTCCGGCAAATTGGTAAACGCCGTTGTGATTGTCTCTACTGCCTGTGTCACAATCGGCAATACTGTGTTCGCAAGCTCGGTCAGCTTGTCGCCGAGCGGCGAAAAGGCATCGTTGAGCTGTCGGGTGTTTGCCTCAAGTTGCTGCGTCGGCGTGAGTGACTGCTCAGCAAACTGCGCCGCCTTGCCGCCGACATCGTCATACTGTGTGCCGACCGCTCCGAGCGACTCGATAACCTTTAGTCCGCCGTCCTCTGCGAGCGTGCCGAACGCAGTTGTCGCTAAGTTAAGAGCTTGCTGCTGGTTATCGCAGTTTTGTATATCTGATACAATGCTCTGTATAACCTCTTTTTGCGATGCACCGCCGTTTTGCCATGCCTCAAAAAGCTCTTGCGTCCGATCGGAAAACTTGCCGATGTTGTCCTCGATCGAGCCGTCTGCAAGTTTGTTTGTGACCTCGTTAATCGCATCATTGACTTTATCAAGCTGATATGCGCCGTTCTCCACGCCGCTCGTCAACACTGTAAAATACTCGCTTGTGCTATATCCGGCCTGAGCAAACTTGCCGGAATACTCTGCGATGTTGTCACCCAGCTCGTCCGTCTTATCTAGTCCGTTTTGAGTACCGGCAACAAGGTAGTTCATCGCGTCCTCAGCCGACAAACCAAAATTTACCATCAGCGCAGACACGCCGCGCACGCTCTCGGACAGATCGATTCCGAACATGTCCTCCATCTGCATCAGCTGCGTTGTGAGATTGCTCAATGTGACATTATCCACATCGCCGAGGTTACGGCGGATTGTAATAATCGCGTCAGCCACAGCGTCCATACTGTCGCCCACGCCGCTCTCAAACACAGATTTGATAACTTCTGCGCTCTCACCGGCTTTCGCGCCGGTGTCCGCAAAATATGAAGAAACCTTTGTTGTCGCGTCCTCGATTTGCAGATAGCTGTCCATTGCCGCGCCGCCGAGCTCTCTCAGCTTGTCTGCGACATTTGCCAGCTGGTCAGCAGCTTGCATGAGCACTCCGGCCTTAAAAAACTTGCCGATGCCGCTCTCTAAACTGTCTCCTGCGTCGCCCGCACCGCTGGCCATGTCGTCCATTTTGCCGGACAAATTGTCAAACTCTCTCTCGGCTGCACTTAGCTTTTGAGCAAGTTCCTGCGACGCGTCACTCTGCGCGCCGGTCTTTGCGACCGACTCATTAAACGCCTGCGTCAGATCGTCTACGTTCTGCTGCGCGGCGTCAAGTTGTGCAGCAAGCAACTTGACTTTGTTTTCTGCCGTCGTCGCTGCGTTACCGTAATCGTCAAGAGCGGCGGAAGTCTTGTCAATGTCATCCGCGCTCTCTCCGATGCCGTCCGCGCTCTCTTTCGCGCCGTCAAGTTTTGTCTTTGCCTTGTCTGCGCTGTCTGCGCTGTCGGCAAGGTCTTTGCCCATGTCGTCAGCAGCATTGCCAGCGGCATCCAGCTTTGTCGCCATGTCGCTCGCGCTGCTGCCAGCGGATTTTGTTGCACTTCCAACTTCGTCCGCGCTGGTTCCGACGCCTTCAAACTTCTTCTCGGCGGCATCAGATGATTTGCCAGCCGTGTCCAGCTTTTTGCCAAATTCTTCTGCTTGCTTTCCGCTGTTTTTGATGCCCTTCTCATAACCGGACGTATCAAGTGAGATGGTACCAAACAGTTCCAGCACATTATTCATCGACCGTCACCGTCCTGTTGTATTTTGATAAAAGGCTGTTTTTAACCTGTGCTTCGTTCAGATCGCGTTCCGGCTGCGGATTGTCGATAGCCTCATAAGCGTCATACCACCGGCGATTTGCACCGCACAAGAGTTTCAAGCAATCTGTGATATAAGTATCATAAGACAGTCGTTTAACTCGCTCTATATAACAGTCTGTAATGTGCTCAAACACAAACTTCCTGCCGAAAATGCGCACCTGTTCAAGCGTTATTCGTGCAACGTATCTTTTTACTTCTGCGCTCCCAACGACGCTACAGACGTAAAAAAATCCATGATTTCCTTATTATTCAGCACCTTTACGGCGGTCGTAAGCAGCTTGACACCCTTCGGAAATTCCTCGCCGTCATCCAGCACAATCAGAGAGTGCAGTGCCTTAATCGTTTCGTCCGGATGTTCCTTCATTGCGCTTTTTGCAATGTCAAGCATGTTCTTTTTCGACTGAGCCTCAAGTTTTGCCTTGCGCTCAGCTTCGGTTTCGGTTCCGTCAAGCTCCGGCATGTGCTTTCTGATTTCTGCAAAGCCCACCGCTTTTACCATATTTGCCACAGCTTCGGCGGCATCATAAACCGCGCCGAGAAACTGCGCGTCGTCCTGTACGTCTGTAATCAGTCTCATTTATTAAACTTCCGCCTTTTTCACATAAAATTCCATCGGGACTACATCCTGCGCATTGATCGACACGTGACCGGTCAGCTCTACCGAGACCTGACCCTTGCCCTTCTTTGTCGTCTGCAGACTAAATCCGCCGGTACCGAGTGCATTCATCAGCTTACAGCATGCCCAGCCGCCGTCCTTCATGTCGCCAACCCAGTAAATGTCTGCAAAATCGGTGGTTTTGAGCGATGCTCTCGGCGTTACCTTTGTGTCGCTGATGTCAGCCGCGCCAATCGCCGCCTTAATCGCTTTAAGAGATACAGACAGACAGGTAAAGGACATCTTTGCCTCCCAGCTCTCGATCTCTTTAAGCTCCATCATATTTGTCGGCACGTTGTCGATGTCCTCGCCGTAGTCCGTGTATGACGGCGTCAGAGATACCTGAATGCCACCGGACGTCGCGCAAATAATATCCTCGTCTGCAATCTCAGCAGTACCGTTAAGGTCAAACTTAGACAGCACCATGCCTGCGTCAAACTGGATTTCTTTGAACGCATCGGTAGAAATTTTTGAAAACTTTCCCATGTTGTCACCTTTTAATATGTCATAATGTAATCAAATACTCTGCGTCTATCAAAATGTAAATCCGTTTGATGTCGGGAGATACATCGTCACGCAGAGTCTGTGCAAAGGGCGTGCCTCGTGTAAACCAGACGCACCCGTTGTCACAATCCACAGTCTCACCGCCACAGCCCAATCTTTCAAAGATTTCACGCTTTTTAGCATTGATTTCCGTGTTTTTTGTGCTGTAGTAGTACAAATTTACCGTTCCTGTAGCTTTCCCGCCGTCCCAATCGGACAGCGGGAAATTGTACGTCAGGTACGGAAAAACTACATCATCGGGCACGCTTGTCTCCGGATAGGCAACCAGCCCGAATCCAGAAAAATATGCCTGAATCGCTGCATCAATCGTCATGTGAGTGTCCATTCCTCGGCAGTTACTATAGACATTTGCGGCATTGCAGCGGATGCCGCTGCCGGTGTCTGCTTATCGTCTCCGTCAGAGGTTGCGCGGAACACCTTGCCATCTTTGACGCGTCGGAACACGTCATGATACTCCAACTTTGTAGCCGTCGGAGTAGTCACGGTATACGCAGATGTGACACCCTGCGCCTGCGCCCTGCGTGCCTCGATGCTCGTTGAGAACTCGATTGTTGCCTTAAAGTGCGCGCCGTCCTCCCATTGAGTAGTCCAGCCGCCTTCCGGATCGGCAACCTTGTGTTTTTCCACAAGAACGCATTCCTCTAAAAATGCATCGTATAAACTCATAGACACCTCCACGCTTTCAGCCGCGCCGCAAATGCTGTCTGCCAGCTGTAAGCGGTTCCGTCTGCGTTTGTCGCTTTAGAGTAAGTGTAGCCTGCAAAGCTCTCGGAGGTGTACGGACTTGCCAATTTGTCAGCATTTGCCGACTGCCAAGCCTCGATTTCCTCCGTCAGCTTTAACAGCGAGACGGGCACGCACATCGGATAGACCGCCCCGAAAAAAGTCTCATCGACTAAATCGTAAGAGGGATAGCGATATATGCCATCGTTAAGAGCAGAGCCGACGATCCGGTAATACTGCCCGTCTTTGACGTTTGACAGCTCAATCGCACCGCCGGTAATCTCAAAATCACCAACTCTAGCATTTTGCATATCCTCAAAGTAGTTGTGTAAATATGCGCAAACCTCGTCAAGCATTATTTACCTCACTTAGATACAACCTCAGTCGCCGAGATGGTCTCTACGCAGATAGCGTCAAGATACTCAGCAAACAGCGTCAAGCCGGTAATGGCAAAGACCTCGGAGACCGCAGTGCTGTAGTTGCCCTGCGTATGGAAACCAATCAACGGAGTCTCGCCCCAGGTGGTGTACGACAATCCAGCCTTGCTGAAATCGCTGTCAGCTGGGTCAACGTAGTATAGCACAATGTTGTTTACAGGTGTTGCAATGATGGTACCTTCTGCAATCTCGTTGGAACCGAGAATAAACACGGTATCATAGCCCATAAAGTCCTTAATGTACTGAAAACCGAACTGATTCTGAATAGTAATGTCCGCAGTGCCGAGATACTTATGCACGTCCAGAACATTAACAAATGCGACTACGCCAGTGACGGAACGGTGCATCGACTTAAACTTGTCAATGACCTTGCCGCGCGCCATTGCGAGCGCCATCTGAAACGTTGCCTGCTTGTCCTTAAGCGAACCAGTCTTAAGGTAGTCGTAAAACTTTTTGGTGACCTTCTCCTGCAACTCATAGCGGAACTCGTCGTCGGTCATCTGTACCGCTACGTCATAACCGTAAGCTTCGATTGCTTCCAGCGTGACAGCCTTGGCGTACTTAGAAATCTCGATTGTGCCATATTCTTCCTCGGTCACGGTAAACTGAGAATACGGGATAACCGCGCCCTCTGCGACCGTTCCTGTGCCCAGCGTGCCGCTTGCCTTCTTGGACTTAAGGACAGTGCCAGGCGCCTTTCGGATAACTCTCAGGGTTCCTAGAATCTCCTGCAAGTGCTCCCAGTTGCGCTGAAACTGCGTGACAAAATCAATCTCTCTTGCAGTCGCGGTAATGTTCGCCTTTTTTACTTCGTTTGCCATAAAGCTATTTATTCGTCCTTTCCTTCGTTTTCAAGGTAATCGCTCCAAGCCGATTGCCGCTTGCCTGCGTCCTTGATCTCCGTGATTTTTTCGGGCGTCATGACCTTGCCGCCGTCGTGTGGCTTCGGCGGATGCGCCACGTTCGCGCCCTGTTCGTGTGTTTTCTCAACAAAGTCCGCCCATTCCGATTTCGCATTTGCGATAAAAGCATCTGCGTCCTTTACCTTGCCGCCGTCAATCTCGATGCCGTCAAGGTCTGTCAATCGTGCAATGTTGTCGATATACTTTGCAGAGATTCCCGCGCTTTTCAGCGCGTTTTTTACGGCAGTTGCCTTTGCCGCTCTTGCTGCCTTCGCGCTCTCTTGCTGCTTGTAAGTCTCAAACTGCTGCTTTAAATCATCGAGCGCCTGCGTGAGCTTTGTGTCATTTGCTTTAGTCTCCTGCTCTCGCTGTCGGATGTCGTTGAGATCGTCCATGTGCATGTCGCACAACTTGTCAATTACATCCTTTTCAAGACCCATCGCCTCAAGATTCTTTCGCGTAAAATTATTAGGCATTATGCTATTTCTCCTTTGCTTCGTCCGCAGTGCTTTGCGACTAGAAATATCTTTGTAAAAAACAAAGAGCCGAGCACACTACTAAATGTAATGTGTTCGGCTCAAGGCTCTTTTTGTGTTTTATAACCTCATAAGCTGCTCTCTTTTGCACTTTTTGCACCACAGTGCAACTCTACCAGATGCATCGTAGTTCTTGCCCAGCAGCTTTCCGCATGTCGGGCATACAATGATACTAACCATCATTTACCTCCAAGCTCGTCCTTTATGATTGCCTGATATGTCTTGATGTTGTTTTGCAACGCTGGCTTTAAAAACGGCTGCGCACGCTGACCGTGCGTGTAATGCCAGTTGCCTTTGTCATCTTTATACACCCACGGCGTGTTTCTGCCGCCCGCTGCGTACTTGCCCGTGCCGAACTCGACGTACTTTGCATATTTTACGTCAGAGCCGACGTCTACCGATCTGTCATCGACGCGTACTATATGCGTCATGCTGCTTCTCAACCTGCCGGTCACCGGCGACGGCGTCAGGTCTGCCGCGAATCCTTCCGCTGCGCTACCTACACGCTCAAGAGCGGCAGCAACAGCATCGTCTAAATTGTCGCCTGCGTAATCGTCAAAGTTTGCATTTAGAGTAATCTCGATGCTCATGTCCGTGCCCTCTCCTGCTGCTTAACCCACTCCAGCCAGTCATCATAGTTGTTTGCTGTGATGATTTCGTTTCTGCCCGTCGCCGGATTCCTGACGCGCATTTGCCGCTTTTCCGGCTCGATGCCTGCCTTTTCGACCGTCACGACACGGCAGCGACAGTTATATAAATCTGCCGGTTTTGCTCCGTGTCTGTTGTCGCCCGGAGCGGACAAATATCCGCCCAGCGGACTCTTAAACAGCTCGTCAGCATTTACCACTTTGCCATCCAGCCGCTGGTGACTGTATCGCGTCCGCTTGTCTTTTGTGCACACCCAGCGCTTGCGGTACTTGATGCCAAGCTTCTGCGCTTTTGTCATCGTGTCCAGCCTTCCCGCGTTTTCCGCTGCCGTCACCGCTGTGCGTGCTGCGCGTCTTGCGGAAGCATCCGACATAGTGACGATGCGGCTTTGTAGAGCCTTGCGCATAGTCGATATGTCGTGCCCTTGTATGATTGATTGTGTGATTTGCGCTGTGATTTGCTTTTTAGTCCACGACAGGTCAATGCCGCGCTTTAACGCAAGCCGCTGTGGATACCGCGGCATCAGGTTAAGCTCCTGATTTTTAATAAGCCGCCTGACTGTTGCCTCGTCCCATAGCTCAAAATCTGTTCCGGCGCTGTATTTGCCGCGTGAGAGTAAGTCCATTGTAAAGGCTGTAAAGTTGCGGTTGCTTGCGTAAATCGTTGCTATGCGGTCGTTTGTGTACTCTATCGCTATCTCATGCGCATTTGCAACAGCAACGGCACATTTATCTTGCAGCGTGATTAAATGTTGCCCTCGCAGGTATTGATTTAACCGCCACCGCCGGTAATACTCTTCCGGCGTCATGTCCGCCGGAACGGGATATGTGCCAGCAGCAATCGCCGCCTGCATCTCTGCATCTCGCTCTGCAAACCTTGCAAAATACTGCTCAATGTCCTGCTTTAACGATTTGCCGCAGTCTGTAAATATCTTGTGCACCCTGCGCTCGATAATCTCAAGCTCTTTATCTGCGCGCTCTCTGCCGATGTCTCGCATCACTCAATGTCCTCTGTGTCCTCCTGCGTGTCCGGTACATCTGTCACACGCGTCATCTCTTCGGCGTCCAGCTCTTGCAGCACATTATCCAAGCTGTCTGTGTCTCCGAGGATTGACAGAATGCGAGACACAAGGTAGTCGCGCGGAAGGTACTGCGCCGACAGCATCAGGGTCTGCATCGACTCCTGCGCGTTGGCTACCGTCGAGCGCTCAAAGTGATACTCGCCGCTGACGCCTGCAAACTGCATCAGCTGGTCAAGGCACTCGCGCACCTGCGTCTCAAACAGGTCTGTCTTTTGATTTAACGGCTCATAAGCCGACCGGATTTGTGTCGCTGTCACGCTACCGGCCTGAATTGTAGACGTCCGCAACGCCATCGCATCGCGGTATAAATTATCCTCGAGCATGTTGATGATTGCTTGATTTGCCTCGAAGGCAATGTCCGGCGACATCGTGTCAACGGACTGGTCATCATCAACAGCCGCGCCGCCGACGCGCTCTATCCGGCTCATGACCTCTCTAAACTTTTCCTCTCCGCTGCTGCCCATCGCGCCGCGGAGGATGAAAAGAATCTGCCGTGTGTCTTTGACCGTGTTTGCAAATCCGTTTGTCAACAGGTCAACTGCGTCAATCGTGTCACGCAATCCGCTGAGCCCCGTCTTTTTGTTTGCATTTGCCCATAACGGGACAATCGGAAAACCATCGTAATTTCTGCCATCGCGAATCTCCGTGTCAATAGCTGTCTGCACAACAGTTTTAACATAAGGCTGTTTATCGACCAGCAGCACAACTCCTGCGCCGTCGTTCCGGTCGATGTACTCAGAGTAACCGTCATCCTCATACAGCGTGATTCGCAGCGGCTTCTCCGGCGTCAGTCGCCAGTATCGTACACCGGCTCTCAATGCACCGGTGTCCTCGTCCCACAACGGCACGAACTCCAGCGCGTCAAATATCTCTACGTGATCAAGATTCCAAAATGCGTAACTGACCGCCCCGCACTGTGCTTTAATCGCCGCTTTAATCAGCTGCTTATCAATGTCTCCCAGCTTTTCCTTTTCCGCTGTATCCATCTGGATTCCGTTGCCTAAAAGGTACAAAACCAGCTGATTGACAAAATACGGAAACATTTTGTTGCGCATCCGGAAATTGCTTGCGCTGTCATCGCGCTTGCGATTGCCAAATTTATCAACGTAGTATTTTACCACATTGCTGATTGTCTCATTGTCTCCGTCGTAATATCTGACGCCCGAGCGCGCCGCTCGATACGCGGGCGAACTCTCATGTGCTGAGATGCACGACCTTAAAAAATTTGTCTTTGCCGTCTCATTGTCCTTGACCGGCAAATAGTCTTGATATGTTGCTATCATCCGCCTAACCCCGCGATAATTTCGCGCTCTCTATCACTCAGCTCCCACACGGTTGCTGCCGCTTTTTCTGCTGCCGCTTTTTCTGCTGCCGCTTTTTCTGCTGCCGCTTTTTCTGCTGCCGCTTTTTCTGCTGCCGCTTTTTCCGACAGCAGCAGCCCGCCGCCATAAACCGTCTTGTTTTTTTGCTTTTGAGCATCTAATGCGCGGATAAAAGTGCAGTCTGCGTAGTCTAGTTTGTAATCTACGCCGTGTTTGCTAAATGCGTTCATCATCGCCGCGCTCATCACATGTCGCGGGTACTCATATCGCGGTACAGTCTTTTTTGAGTTGTTGTTTGCTGCGCCGATCCTCTTTCTCAATTCCGGAGCCGAGACCGCCATGCGCCCGCGCTTTTCCAAATTTGTCACAAACGAGGTATTTACTACAACGCCGTTGTCATAAATCACCTGCGCATTTGCGCAGACCGCACAGATTGCAAACTCTTCAAACCACGGTTTAAACACCGTCAGCGCGGGGGAAAACAGAAAGAAGCCGATTCCTTTTTTTGCATAAAACTTTTGAATCTCTGCCAGCTTGGAAAACGGCGGATTGTCAACAACGACCGCGTCCGGTGCGTACTCAAACGCCTGATAATCTCCATTTGGCACAAATGGTCTAACAAAATTGTCAGGGTTTAGATTATACTCTTTCGCCACCCAATCCGCCACAACGTCATAAATCGCGGGCGGCGTATAGCAATCGTCTGTTGTGTGCCTCTCTTCAAATTTGCTGATAAATTCGTAATACTCTTTGCTATTCATAAATCAAACATCTTTCGCAATACAGTCCATGCAAAATACCTCAATGCGTCCATGCAGTGATCGTTCTCTTTGATTACCGCATCCGTGCTTTTTTTTGAGTCCCAGCTGTAAGCCCCGAACTCGCGAATAGTATTTTTACATGACCTGTGTATTTTTATCTTACCCGATTTGAGCCCCGCAGCTGTCCCGCGGATGCCGTCTAACACATCGTTTTTGGCATCCTTGACCGCAAACTTTGTGTTGCTCCTCAACTCAGCTTTAAACGATGCCGCCGACGGATCGAGCACTATAAAATCAATCTTGTGCTCGCCTGCCAGCTTGACCACCTCGTCGCGGTACTCTGCATCCGTCTTTGTAAAAGCTGCACGTTCGTCCGCGTTCCGCGCGTCTTTTTTTGCATCGCGCCCGGAGAAGTAGTACTCATTTATACATACTGCGCGTTCCGGCGTTACTGACCACAGCAGCGCGGCGAACGGGTTGTTAGTGCCGTAATCAATGCTGATATAGTACCGGCTGCCAGCTGGTCGCTCGTCCGTGATGCAGTCATCATTAAAAAAGTCGTATACAAGACCCTCAGCCAGCACCCAAAGCCCTTGGATATATCGCTTATAAAACACGCCGCTGTACATGCTCTCGTATCGTTTTACGATCTTGTCAGATAGCGACGGGTTGTCTGACAGCAGAAAATGTAAATGTAACGCATTCCGCTCTTTGCACTTATCAATCCAGCCGGTTTTAAACCAGTGGTTTGGCGCCGCCGGATTGCAATTAAACCACATCTTTGAGCCGTCCACAGAGCAGCGTGATGTTGCCTGATTTACAAACGATTCCGGCATTAATGCAACCTCGTCTAAGAGTATGCCTGCCAGCGTGCGTCCTTGTATCAGCTGATAAGACGCCTCGTCTTTGCCCCCGAACACCTCAAACACATTCGCGCGCCGTCCGTCTCTTGTCGAGACCTCAAGCACCTTCTCCTGCGTTTTCCAAACGATTTTGTATTTGTGCCGAAACTTTTTAATGCCCATCCACGGCACAATCAAGTTCTTTTTCGCACTGTCGACGGTCTTGCCGCATATACCAAATCGCTGATTGTTAAACCGGCGCATTGCATCCTCGATAAAAGCAATCATCATCCAGCTGGTTTTTCCGGATCGGATTGCTCCGTCACAGATTAAGGCATCGTAGCTTGTAAACGGGAAAGCAAGGATTTGCAGCTGCTTCTCACCGATCGGCATCTGCATTCCCTCTGTCCAGTTTGTCAGCTATCTCATTAAGCGCCTTGGTCAGCGGATCATCATCTTCTGCCATTCCTGCAATGCTTGATACGCCGCTGGTAGACATTTCGGTATAAATCTGCTGCAGCCGTCTGAGGTCTCCGGTTTCCACCTCTTCAATCGGCAGTTCGTTTGCAAGGCTTTGCAGCTTCTTCTCTGCGATCTTCCAAATCAGTGTTTCACAATCTGCTTTCACGTTTGCCGCTTCGGCGGCTATATCTGCTCGCCTTTTGCTCGCCTTTTGTTTGCATTCGTTCGCAGTTTCCTGCATTTGTCGCTCTCTCTGCTCTACCCAATGTTCCTTGCTTGCCTTGTTAGCAATCGTCGATTTGTGTACGCCGTATTTTTTCGCAAGGCTTGAGTAGCTTCCGTTACCGGCTATGTATTCTGTTTTTATAGATAACCAGTCAACGGACATTTTGCACCTCACGCATTATTGCATATGCAAAGAAAGCCTGTAAGTGTGTTTACTTACAGGCTTTCCCGACAAGAATAGGGAGAAAAGAGTTGAAATGAAAAAGTAGGTACTTGTGACAGTTTGAGGACTTGAACCTCACCCGACAAGGGCTATACGTTCCCTTGTCAACCACCGTGGAACTGCCATGAAAAAGAGCACCCCAAAACCGGAGTGCTCTTCCCTGTATAACTCAGGAGGCTAGAAACCCTTTCCGGCTCACGTATATTATATCATAATACGCCATTGCCGGTATGTCGAATCTTGTATGTTTACTTTTGAATTATCTCAATCTTTTTTTTACCTCCCGTGCCGCGAACTCGAGGAAATCTTTGTTTGTCACACGCCCCGTCTCCGGTGACACATAGCACCACTCGTACAGGCTGTCGCTCGCTTCTGTCAGTGCTCTGTCCACCGAGCAGCGCATCGCACGCTCTACACTCCCGCGCGAAGCAGAATGTGTCTCGTCTGCGATTTTGATATACAAATCGCACATACCGCGTCTATATCCGTTTACGCGGTGTGCAATCGCACGCTCCCAAAATTCAAATCCTCTTGTGCTCGGGCGCATACCCGTTTCCATCAGCATTTCATAAATTACATCGCTTAATATCATTTCAAGCTCCTTTCGCGTGTTTGACGCATTTATTTATAATTGTCTCCGTCGTATGTGATATAAACCACCTTATCGAGATTGATTGTATGCGCCACAGCATCACCTTCCGGTATTGTCATAAGCCGGTTATCTATCTCGATTTCGCTCATGTCAACCTCATCAATGTCCAAAACGGTTCCGTTCTCAAATTCCACGTGCACATCAACCAAGGTTTTCTCTGTTTTGTCAATCGTGTTTTTCTGCATGTTCTTAACCTTCTGTGTGCGGTATGATTTTTACATACTTTATACTTTCCACGTCAACTGTATACAGATTTCCATACATATCGGCACACACAATCCATTTTTCCGTGCTCATTTCCGATATGCCGTCCTCTGCACTTGTACCATTCACACACAGCATTTCGTCATCTTTAAAACAGATAATCACATCTTTCTTCACGGCTTATACCTCGCTTTCGCAGACTCTCGTTTCTTCCCCGCACACGGGGCAAACGATGTATTTATATATATACATCCCGCTCTTGATATTGTACCTGCTACCTTGCTTTACATCAATCGGAAGGTACTCCAATCGAGAGCCGCAGTTATCGCAAGACGTCCTCTCGTTTTTGCATGTTGCTATAATTTTAACCACAGTAACCACCTCTCACAAGTCAAGCAGCTCGTTTAAAAAAACCAAGCCCGCGATCGTCGCACAAGCTCCGACAAGTACGCCAGCGCAAATTCTCGCTGGTAACAGCAAAGCAACATTGTTAAAAGTGCTAGCTGTGACGCTGTCTGCAATCATGACTCCAACCGTTGCACCGCACGCAAGCGCGCGCACATATACCAGCACCTTTAACGTCAACATCACCAACTTTTCAAACCTTTTCACCGCGTTCCTCCGTATACAATCGCCCAGATTGCAAAAATCGCAATCAGCCATATTGCAACAATCACCCTTGACATTGTAATCATCACTTACTCTCCCTTTCCTCTAACCGCTGCATCCAGCGTTTTTCCTTCTCCGCTCTGATATGCGCAACGATCTCCCAATCCAGCAGGCTGAGCAGTTCGCCCAAACTTACGTATACGTCCGCGACTTCTTCTAGCAAGTCTGTATGCGCATTTTGGTATGTTTTCGGCGTAGGGTTATCGCTCGTCAGCGTCCGACGCTCTTTGAGCGCTGCCTGCGCCAGCTCCGCTGCTTCCTCTGCCAACTGGCAGAGGAGCGTCTCGCGCGTCAAATAGTCTCTCGGTCTTGTCTTTATCATGTCAATCCTCCTCACTGTAGACTTCCGGCAGCGGCATCCATGCGTTAACATCCTCACACACAAGCCCGTCATATGTCTCCCAATGTAGCTTTTTGTTAAAACGTACACAGCATCCCGTGAGGACTCTGCCAGCGTCTGAAACTAGCACAACGTCAGAGACGCGCAGCATATCGTCCTCAAACTCGTCTTTGTGCATCTCCGGCAACCGCTCTTTACACGGGATCCAGCGCGGCTTGCTCTTCAGTGCCCGCACAGCCATGCGCAGAGCCTCCAGCTCAACCTCCACGTCGTGCAACTCTACTCGTGCGTCCTCGCTGTAATCGCCCAGCAGCGTCCACTCAAATTCCTCGCATTTCTCAATCATCGAGTTGAGCCGCTCGACCGCTTGTTTAGTCGTCATGATTTTGCTCCTCTCTGCAACTCTTTAATCCGGTGCTGTTTGCGACACGTCGGAGCTGTTGTTGCTCGCGGTCGTGATTTGCAGTTCCACGTTCCGCCGCTGTCCAGTCGTCAGCCCGCGGCTTTCGCGCTCACTCGAGTCCCCTCCTGCCAGCCTCGAGACAATATCGCGCTCAATCTCATACGCGGTCACAATCGAATCCTCTTCGCCCATCCCGCACCCGCAGACGGCGTCGCTGACGGCTGCCTGCACAATCCGGATGACGTCAAACGCCGTGTACAGCTTGCCGGTGTGCGCCGCGTCGATTACCGCAGTCAGTGCCGTGATGTCGTTTTCTTGCGCGGCATAGTCCTCGGTGCGCAAGTATTCTCGTAGCGATTCCAGCTGCTTGATGATTTCCAATTTTGTCATCTTGTTGCTCCTTTCCGCTTGCTAGTTCGTCCGCCTGTTTTCACATCGATCTTTATCCAGCTTTTGGGTATGTAATACCATTTTCGACAGTCTTTTCCGCTCATCCAGTCCGGTCGCGCGTCCGCGCTTGCCTGATCTGGATGTTGTCTAACAAGTCTGTCCAGTTTTCGCGCCAGTGCCGGCTCGTACGTGACGACTTCCGCAATGTCACTTTCCGCGTTGTACTCGATGATCGTTTCCTGCTCGCTTTTTTCCAGTTGCATTCTGTCTCCTTTCCGTACAGACTCGCTGTGAGTCTGTACTTGTCCCGTTGGTGTAATTTTACGTTTGACTCTTAAAAATCGCTCTGCGGTCAAATTTGACGGGTCTATGACCATTTCCCGCCATGCTCGCAGGGTGTAATTTTTAAACCGGTCGAAATCGACCAGCTTAAACCTGCACGCCTGCAAATCGCAAGCGGTAGTTTCTCCCGGCTTTTTTAGCGATTTGCAAGGTGTATTTGCTCGCCCGTTCCGCGATGCGTCCGGCGAGTGCCTCGTCAATCGCGAAAAGCTCTGTGAGCGTCAACTCCGTGCTGATGATTGTCAGCAGTGCAGGGTCACAGTATCGCGCATTGATAATCTCCATCGCGATTTGATACTCCTGCTCGCTTGGTTGTTTGTTGCCCTGCGTTTTGAGCAAGTCGTCAACATAGAGCACTTTGCAAGTCTTAAGCGGATGCAGCAGCTTGCTGTAGTCCTCTGCGTCAAATCTCATTGCCCGCGCTTGCTGGACAAGCTCACCCCAGCGCACGTACCGCGTTGACGCCCCAGCACGCAGCATCTTGACCGCTACCGCTGTACACAGATGCGTTTTTCCGCATCCGGTCTGCCCTGCGACGTAGAGCCATCCGCGCTCTTTGTCTGCGAGGTACGCCTTTGCCGTGTCGAGCATCAGCTTTTGCCAGTCTTCTCCGGTCTCAAAGCTCTTAAGCGTGCACTTTGAGGCAAGGTTCGCCAGCCCGCTCTTTCGCATCCGCGCAATGTCCGCGCGTTTTTGCATACATGCGCACCGCTCTGTCGACTTTTCGCCGTGCTCGATATGCCAGATAAATCCTCGATTCCGGCACACAGGGCAGTCATAGCCCTGCAAATTGCCGTCCTCATGATTGAGTATGTCCTCAAGCTCTTTATCCGTCGGGTTATGCTCAGATAGTCTTGTATCCGTCAAACAGAGCCGCTGCACTTGACTCACCTCCCTTCCGGCGCGGTGTCTTTCCGCTGTCTTGCTCTCGGCCGAGCCAGATATTTACAAACCGCGGGCAGCCTGCACGTGTTTTCCGTTTCCGCGGGTTTGCGTCCAGCCACGCGATCATCTGCTTGAGTGCAAGGTCTATGTCAACAGCCGGATAAGCCTCTGTCCAGCTGTCAATCTGACTTTGTGTGACAGCGTAGACCTCGTTTTTGATACACGGCAGTGTATACACAGCTGGCTCGGCGGGTGCAGACGGCGTTTTACGCCTCTGCGCTAATAATCTTGTATCTGTTTCTGTATCTGTTTCTGTATCTGTATCTGTATCTGTATCTATCTCTATATCTAGCGTCACTTTTTTGTCACTCTCGCGTAACGCTTGCGTCACATCGGCGTCACATTGTGACGTTTTACGCTCTCTGAGCTTTCTCATTCTGCCCGCAGATGCGGATTCCGAGATGGTCATAGACGGTGTTTCTGTTAAAAAAGCCTCGGTTTCCGACACCTTTTCAAGCAATCCGCACTTTTCGAGGTACAACATGCAAAACCGCACATTGTCCGCGTCCTCGTCAAGCTCAAGTGCAATCTCGTCTGCAAACGTGTCCTCGATGCCGTCGTAGTAGATGCGCCCGTTGTTTTTGAGCCCTCGCAGCAGCATTTTGAGATAGATAACCGTGTAAGTGTCACCGCCCGCCATGCGGCGTAGCTTTTTGACAGATTTGTCAGTAAAAAAGCTCTCTTTGAGCTTGAGCCAGTACAGCCTCTTTTCGCTCAAAACGGTACCTCACAGTCATCGTCGGCAATCTCTGCGAAGTCAGACTCTACAGCCGGCTTTTTGTATCTGCTGTTCTGCGTGTATCCGCCATTGTTGTTCGGAGAGCTTTCGCCGCTCTCACGGGAACGCTTGGACTCGCCAAACTGTACCTCGTCTGCGACAACTTCAATCGACGTGCGGTTGTTGCCGTTCTTGTCCTGCCAGCGGCGGGACTGGATGCTGCCGACTACAACAATCATCTGACCCTTGGTGAACCACTGCGAAATAAATTCGGCGGTCTTGCGCCATGCGACGATGTCAATAAAATCCGTCTGTCGCTCTCCATTTTGTCCGGTTCTGTTCCGGTCAACCGCAATAGAGAAGCGGATGACCGGCAGATTACTGCTTGTGTAATTAAGCTCCGGATCGCGCGTCAGGCGACCCATCAAAATTGCTTTATTCAACATTGTTATTTCCTCCGATTACATTGCCATCTGAGTCCAGCTTGTCCCACAGGAACCGTCCCTTGCCGCTATTACGCCACTGCCCATATCCGTTAAATTTGCCGTAGTCGAGCCATTCACGCACGTAAGGCTCTAACTCTCCGTCAAGCATCTGCACGGTAAAGTCAACCGTAGAGCCTGCCGGAACGCTGTCGCTACACGCAATAGACGTCCGCTCGCCTTGCGGCGTAGACGCGCGCAGCGGGCGTGTGCACTCGTCAATCAGCATGCCATGCAGGTCGATCGGATTTCGGCGCTCCTCGATAAATACGAGCAGGTCGATTTTTCTCTTGTACGCGGACATCTTTGCCGACTTGCTGCCCTTCACGCGTCGCAGTGCACCAGCTGCACTCTTAAAAAATCCGCGAATCTGGTAATCGTATATATACGGCGTGCCGTCCGGCAGCTTGGGAAACACGGTCTTACCCTTCTCTGCCGCGCCCTCGATGCCGAGATTTGCGACCTCGTCCTCAATGCCCTCCGCGTCCGGCGCTTTACTCGCAATGTACTCGCGGTAGATGTCTCTGTTTTCCGGCAGTCCACCGAGTGCATCCTCGGTGAAAGTCCATCTTACGTGCATTTTTTTGATTTTCATTTTCGTTTCCTCCTGTTTTTTGTCGTTTGTTGTTGTTTGTCTGAGCAAGACTTTACGTCTATCAGCCTTGCTTTGTTAGCGATTCACTGCAGATCAATGCCCTAGCACCTCTTAGCCCTGCCGTTGCTCCGCTACTCATTTCTTCGCCTTTTCTTTGCTATGCCACGCGTTACTACGCCCTTGCATTTCCTAGCATCTCGATACATTGCCTTAGCTGCTCGGTTCATTTCTGCGCCCTTTCCGCGCTTAGCAATGCTATTCCGCCGCTAATCTACGCACAGCCAATCCGCCGCATATCTTTGCACTGATGCGCACTTCCGTTTCCGCGCTTCGCAATGCTTTGCTCTGCCTTTGCTTCTCGCAGCTTCTCTGTGCTATGCCGTTGCTGGTCATAACCTTGCACTGCTGTGCATTTCCGTTGCCTGTCCACGCCACTCCTCGCCTTGCCTTTGCGCTGCTAGTCTGCTCCTAGCTTAGCCTTTGCCTGTCCTCGCTTTTCCCTACGATGCCTTTGCCGCTCTCAGCTTTGCTTTGCCTTTGCCGCTCTCAGCTTTGCCTGTCGGCGCAATTCGATGCAGCGCCTTTGCGCTGCTCATCTCATCTACGCTATGCCTACACTTCGCGGATGCGGATGCCTTGCGTATACAGCATCAATTTGCGCTTTATGACATAGTCCTTTGTGCGCACGCCCTTTGTGTCCTCGACGACGGTTTTGCCGTTTTGGATATACACAAAGTCTGCAATATATGCGCACTCGCGCTCAAGCAGCTTGCCCTTTTTCACCCCGCCGCGCGTGCCGATTTTGCTCGGCTCGCGCTGGGTCGGGATAAGTACAAATTTGACCTGCCGCCGGAGATTTGTAATTTCTCCGGCTTGCTCTAAAAGCAGCAACTCGTTGTATCTCTTGTGCTCTTTTTTGCTGTCAAATGTCAAGCCGTCGCGCCGCACCTTGTGGTTGTGGTATTTAGTCATCTGCGATGGTTACCTCCGGCGCAAGAATCATCGCGTACAGATAATTGACAAAGTTGTCAATTGCAGCGTAGGTGTCAGTGACCTCGCACTCGTTGCGGTTGAGATAACTGTTTCTTGCCCGCGCAATCATGTCGGCAATCTCGAGCTTGTTGTAATGCTCCATTTCCAAATATGCTTTCTGCATGCTCATTCTCCTTTTTGGTATATAAGCTGGGACTCGTCCCAGTCCGGATACTTACTCTTTAGATGCTCTTGCAGATCAAGGCGGATTTCCGCACGGTCTGCCGTTTGGTCATATCGTCGGTGACAGTTGAGGCAGAGCGTGACAATGTTTCGCTCGATACCCAGACCGCCCTGCGCTCTGCTGATGTAATGCGCGTTCGGCTGGGCGCGGGGGCTGCCGCACAGTACGCAGCAGCCGCCGTCACGCTTCCAAACAGCGTCTTTCACGTGTTTTGATATACTAAGAGCTTTCGTTCTTTTGTGCATTCCATTCCTCCTGTAGTGCTGCTAATTTATGCGGCGGCAAGGTTTCAATCCCCTGCTCTTTGCACTCTTCGACCAGCAAATTTATAAGATTTGTCATCTGCTTGCTGTCGTAAGTAGATGATCCGTAGTAGGCAATGATGTTTTCATAACCTTTCAATTTGCTGCTTCCGGTTCTGGCTGTCACCCATCCAATCCCGTTGTGCTCCCACGCTGCACAGAAAGTATCAACAGCGTCTTTCCTCAGCGGCAAAATCTCAAAATTGCCGCCTATCCCGCGAATAAGCTCTCTATACAGCTCTTTTGTGGGGATGTTTAACACCTCGGCAAGTTTTCCGAGCAGCACCCAGCAGTATGCGTTCGCATCGAGACTACGCCGTTCTCTGTGGCGTTTTATCTCGCAATCGTATATCCTGCCGGATTTGATTTCCGGTTGCAGCTCGAGCGCAAGGCGGCGGGCGGTTGCTCGATTATCAAACTGCATCCACAGCCCACCGTCCCTGTACTCGACCGCCTTAATCTGCCGTGCCTGCATGGTCTACGACCTCTTTGTTTGCCGATAGGTAACAGTCCCAGCAGAGTGGCATACCGTGCATTCTGACAGCATTCTGCGCGATCTGCTCGGCACTGTAGGTGCCTGATTTGACGCGTTTGTCTGTGATTGTCTTGCCGCATCGCCCGCACTTTTTCGGCGTGCTTTCCTCCGGCGGCAGGGCGTCGGAATCCTTTGTATCGTCGATACAAAACAAACCATTCAGCGCATATTTGCGGGCATAGCTGGACGCGCAGCCGGTAATCTGCATGGTGTCCATGCCTTTCTTTTGTTCCGCCTCTCTCGCAGACGCGGTCACCTCGATGTAATCATCGGGTTTCTCTGCGTCTGTCAATCTGGCATGTGCAGTGATGTAAGTGCCGTGCGCCTTATCCTCGATTTTGTCATATACAATCAAGGCAGCACCGTACTTCTTTTCTAGAGGCTTGGCAGCCTCAAGAATGCTTTCCGCATTGCGGTATGCGTACTTTCCGAAGCTATTGTACAGGTTTTTCGGAGCTTTCAGCTCTTCCTGCATAGCAATCAGCTTCTCATAAATGTTCATATTTCTTCCAACTCCTCCGGCACCTTTTTCTCGATGCACTCGGTGCATCCGAGAATCATGTTATCTGACTTATATACATAAATAAAATCTGGGTCTTGCGCCCCGCAAACCGGACAAATCACCGGTCTGTCCTCTCGTCCGTCCTCATATCCGGTGCGCTCTGCGTTGCGGATGTAAGGCGGGTCGGGTAAATCAAACATCACGCTCACCTGCCTTGTAGCGGATGACGGATGCCGCGACGCGCGGCGAGATGTCAGGCTCGACACAACGCCGGAACTGCGATGCGGTTAACCCGTATCTGCGCGCGCTCTCCCGCTCAATGTGCGGGTTGGTCGTCTTTGAGTAGCACGCAGTGTACTCCATCATTTTTTGCAGGTGCTGCTTGAGCCTGCGATTGTAACCGACAACCATCATCTCACCTCCTCTTTTTTATAATCGTAAACCTCGCGCCGCTGGTTTCCGCGCAGTGCTGCCAGCTCGTCGTGCATCGCGCGGTTGTCATCCGAGACGACCTTGTACATTTTGCGATACGTCGCAGCAGCGCGGCGAATATCGTCAATTTTAGCCTTTGTGCGATAGTGATGCAGCACCCAGCCGATGACGCCGCCGATGTATGCCGCCGACAGCGTACCTATGATATACCAGATCATTTGATCTCCTCCTCAATCTTGATTTTTAACTTTGCAAGCTGGATTGCGAGCTTGTACTCCTGCGCATACTCGCTGTCGCCGTATTCCTGCGCAACCGTGTCGGCAAACTCGTCAATCGTGCCGCGGAAGCCATCCGTGACGACGCAAATTTTTGAGTCGTCACGCTTAAAAAATGTGACGCTGTCGTTGTAAAAGCCTACCGGAGAGACTGTTAAAACGTCATGAGAGTTGCTGATTTGCGCGTTGCCGTCAATCTTAGCGTCACAAGCGACATGCGCGTTGCCGGACACAGCCGCACTGCCTCGCACAAACGCGATGCCAGCCACCGCCGCGTTGCCGGACACCCGCGCGTTGCCGGACACCGTCGCGCGGTCACTCACAATTGCATTTCCGGTCACACGCGCATTGCCGGACACCGTCGCGTTTCCAAACACCTGCGCATTACCGCCAACCAGCGCGCGGGTGCACACCGTCGTGTTGCCGGACACCTGTGCGCCGCCGGACACCTTCGCGATGCCGGACACCTGTGCGTTGCCGGTAATGCGTGCGGCTACGCGCACCGTTGCGTAGCCGCACACCTGCGCGTTGCCGCACACCTGCGCGTTGTCGCGCACAATCGCCCTGCCGTACACCTTAGCGTCGTCCATGACGATTGCATTGTCACACACAGTCGCGTTGTCGCTCACAACCGCGTTTCCGAGCACCTTTGCATCTCCGGTAACCCACGCGTCGGCGGTTAAGTTGTCGTATGACTCGACAAAACCGCCCTTTTCGCCTTCCGTGACGGCGCCGAAACTTTCCGTCGCGCGGATTCTGTACAGCGTTTTGCCGTAAAAATCGACGGTTTCATCTTTCAGCAGTTCGTACTTTCTGCCCATTTGTTTTCTCCTTTTCTGTTGATTTTTTGATTTTTACGCACTTTTTACAGTGCGTCAGCAGCCACGTAGCTGCTTGTGTCTTAGTGTCCATCACTGCTTGATGTTTGTGAGCAGCGCCTTTGCCGCGTAAGCCTTAGCAGCAGCCGCCATGCCCTCGCCGTACATCAACCAGCATCTGATATTGTCGTCGTCAAGCAGGTTGACAATCTCAAAGATCTGAGCCGCCTGCCGGATGTCGATTTTGTTATACGTCATCGTCGTCCTCCTCCTCTCTAAAATCGTCGCTTACGGGGATGCTATACCCTGTCAGCGAGCGGATGTCGTCAAGCATCCGCACGTCCGCCTCGGTAAACTCCGAGTAGCACAAGTGCTGCGGTACCATGCTGCCACAATACGCCGTCAGCTCTTTGTCAGAGCCGGACTGGTGCGCATTTACGCTGATCCGCGTGCCGAAGTCGCCGCACGACGTGTCAGCGATTGACACCGTCCAGTCCTCCCAGCGGACTACCGTAGTCGGCTGAGAGTAGCCGCCACCGTTCGCGGCGAGCCGCTCGTCACAGTGCGGGTTTGTCTCGACAACCCCGAGCACCTCTGCGACCATGTTTCCGTTGTCGTCAAAAATCTTACGCATTTTATACCTCCTCCGTTTTTGTCATCAGGTCGCGGATAAAGCGATGACCCGCCATTGTCCACAGCGTTTCGCGTCTTACGTCCGGTTTTCCGTCAAACCGGACAATCGGGACGGTGCGAGTCGTTGTGAGCCCTTTGTCCTGATATTTGCGGTACAGATACCACTGCCCGCTCTGTCTGTACTGTACGCCCAGCTCATGCAGTCGTTTGTTGAGCGTCACCGCCGACATGCCAAGCTCTTTTGCAATGCTTGTTGTCGTGATGCCGTGCTTTGACTGCAAACTCCGTCCGTATTCGGCGTCAGGGAGCAGCTTTTTGTTAGCTGTCTCAAGCGCGTTGATGCGCTGCTCACGCTGCTCAATCTGCTTTTGTGCAACCAGCAGAGCCTTTGCCATCAGGTCGGCGTCGGACAGCTCTTCCTGACCGGTGATGTACCCGCCGGTCTTTACTACGCTCGGCACAACCTCGTCAAATACCCAGCTCTCAAACCGTTCCGCGTTTGGCAACTTACTGTGTGCAATCAAGCGGTAAACGTCACCCTCGGAGATAAATGCCATCTCGATGTTCTTATCTGTTGCTTGCGGATGAGGTACGTCGTGTTTCGCGACGCACCGGCAATGGCGCCTAACTGCGTCTCGCGGGTTGCTATATCCAAGTCCCTTTGCCACATCGGAACCGCAGAACCACAACTTACCGCCGTTGTCCGTAAATGTCCGGATTGCGCCGAACTCATGTTTTTCAAAAATTTTAATTTCCATTTGGTCTCCTTTCTTGTCCGTTCCCTCCCCACATGTTACAATGAACGCGAAGGGAGGTGATTTTTATGGATTTGTCAGTAATTTCTATTGCTGTCAGTATTTCGGTTTCTCTTGCCGCAATCATATCTCCCGGGATTGTAACTTGGATGAATAACAGGCATCAGTTAAAAATCAAGAAGATGGAATTGTTGCAAGAACAGTTTGAAAAAAATACATTGCACGAGCGCGAAATTTGGGAAAATTATTTGAAATACACAGGTCATGTTGTTTTCAGAAATAAAACCGAATCTCGGCAAAGCTATGGCGAGTATTATTTCAAAGCACTTCTGTATGCACCGGATGATATTCGCAACGATATGACTGCAATCAATCATTTGATAGAGAATGATTCAACCAGCGCAACAAAGCGGCTCGAAGAAATGATCCCTAAGGTTAAGCAGCTGATACGATTGCAACTGTAAGCACAGTTTGGATTATCTCAATCGCAAGAACGTACCATTTGTACCAGCTCATGCTCGAATCTAGCCGCCCTATGATTGTTACGCTCGCCGCCCCGACCACCCACAGGGTAATCAAAGCGGAAATTGCAAATGTTTCTAGTTTCATTTGACCATCCTTTCTGTTGCATTGCTAACGTAGGATTTCGTTTGCTCTTACGTTGTGATTGCATTATACAACGCGCTAGCTTGCTATGTCAAGGCATTTTTTTAAAAAAATTCTTTATTTTTTAACTTGACAACGTAGCAGCGTATTGTATATACTAATATACACAGCGAAAAAAAGGTGGTGAGAATTTGAAAAATACACTTCCGGACAGAGTGCGCAGCTTGCGCAAGAGCAACAAACTGTCACAGACAGCATTTGCCGAAAGCCTTGGCGTAACCTATGGCGTGATAAACAACATCGAGCTAGGGCGCATTCAGCAGTGGGACACCAAAATCCCTCTGCTAAACCTAATGTGCGACAAATACGGATGCCGGCGCGAATGGTTAATCGACGGAGAGGGCGAGATGATGCAAGACTTATCTCGTGAGCAGGAGATTATAAGAGCGGTCAGTGAGATGTTTACCGGTGATGACAGCTTTAAGCAGGATGTTATATCAATGCTGGTAAAGCTACCGGATGAGTGCTGGGGGCTGCTTGAGGACATGGCGAGGCGTTTGCTTGATGAGCAAAAAAAAGAGAGGCAGGGTTAATTCCCTGCCTCTTGGCTTTATTATGGCATAATTGACAATAGATGTATAAGCTGCCTATAAGTCAATTTATTCAGATTCTCTTTGATTTTCCGCTCTATTTCTGCTCTTGTGAGCATTTCTTGTACTTTCATGCCGGTGCCCTTCCTTCTTTTTTATGCATTTTGCGAATTGTCGAAAAGTGTAAGCCTTGCTATAATAACAATACCTTCTCGACAATATCAATAATAGCATGTTTCGCTTTTTAGTGCATATCACTAATTTTTTGGCTATGCGTGCAAAAAATTGTACACAAAGGACAAGATGCAACGGGGCACATTTTAGTGCTCCGTTTTTATTTGCGGACGGGCAGAAAAAAATTGCCCGTTAAAATGATGTTAAGAGGCATAAAAATGACAAGACAAGAGGCAACACAAAGCGCCGCGATGATGCTCGCACAGGCGCGAAATGACGCGGGGCTGTCGCAAAGGTTTGTTGCACAGGCGATCGGCGTCGGCGAGAGGACGGTAAAAAATTGGGAGGCTGGCAGCAGCGCGCCGAACGTCGTGCAAATGGTCAGCTGGTTCCGCGCGTGCGGCATCAATCCGCTCGGATATGTGCTGGAATGGCTTGACCCAGCGAACTTTGACGGGCTGACGGCAACAGACAGCATAGAGGATGTAAAAAGCGCGTTAATGGCATATATTAAGGATATAGCCACGGAAAAAGAGATAAGACAGCTGGCATTTTGCATATTTGGCAATCACGGAAGTTCGTGGCGGTCACAGCTGGACATGCTGACAGCGCACGATCATACAACCCTGCGCAGCCGCGTGACCGTGGCGCGGGCAGTGCTGGAAAATTACGAAATGGAAGATGCGCAAGGGATGCTGGTCAATGCGGACGACATCCCGCCAGACCTCTCACACCTGCGGGACGCAGTGGAAAAGGGCAAGGATGCCGTGCAGGAGGGAAAGAAAGGATATGTCGGAATATGATAGCTATATATGCGAGACAATCAGTCGAGAAAGCGGAAAGTATATCAATAGAGCAACAAATAGAGATGTGCCAACGCTGTGCAGACAGCGCAGCTGTAGAGGTGTATTCTGATGCCGGATTTTCCGGCAAAAATACCGCCCGCCCTGACTTCCAACGGATGTTGCAAGATGTAGAAAACGGCTTGATAAATAAAGTCGTTTGCTACAGATTGGACAGAATAAGCCGAAATTTGTTGGACTTTGCAAACGTCTGGGAACTGCTGCAAAAACGCAAAGTTGAGTTTGTCAGCGTGTCCGAGCAGTTTGACACGACGACGCCGATTGGCAAGGCGATGATATATATCGCAATGGTATTTGCGCAAATGGAGCGTGAGACAATCAGCCAGCGGATCACAGATAACTATTATACCCGTACAGCACATGGCGCATGGGGAGGCGGTCAGCCGCCGTTTGGCTTTAGTCTATCGCGCAGATTGATAAACGGCAAGATGCAGGCAGCATTGGAACCGATACCGCACGACATAGACATTGCAAAATGGATGTTTGAGGAGTACGCGACTGGAATCCGCTCGCTCGGCTGGATTGCAAGCGGCGTGTACGATAAACACCCGACGCGCGACACGCGCTGGAATAATGTCTCTGTGCGCAGGATACTCAAAAACCCGATCTACGCTGCCGCCGATGCTGATTTATACGCGTTTTTCACGGCGCGCGGGATAAATATAGCCTCATCTTTGACAGCTTTTGACGGCACGCAGACGGCCGTGCAAGTCGGCAGCCGGTCAAACGATACACGCGTGCGCAGACCGGTCGAAGAGCAGCAGTTGTGCATTTTCCCCGCCGAGCCGGTTGTGTCGTCCGCGACGTGGATTGCTGTGCAAAAAAATTTGTCGGAAAACAAACAGATAAAAAACAGCGGGAAAGGTAAATACTCCTGGCTGTCCGGCAAATTAAAGTGCGCATCCTGCGGCTACGGCTGCACGGCACATTATGATAAAAAAGTAAAGCGTGTATACCTGCAATGCACAGGCAGGTACAGGCAAAGCGTCAAGGCCGCGCGGTGCGAAATGCGACACACCGAGCGGATTGAGGACATCGAGGCGGCGGTGCTGACTCAACTAAAAGAGTACATGAGCGACGCAGAGCCGGCGCAGTCCGGCGTTGACGCACGGACGGAACAGCGCAGAAACGAGTTAAAGCTGCAGCTGATAGATGCTCAACAAAAGCAGTCAAACGTTGCCGCCGCGATCGCCGACGGCGGCGCGGAGGTAATGCGGCTCATGCTGCCGGAAATCAAGCGGCTGGACGAGCAAGTCTTAGACATCACAAACCAGCTGTCGCAACTGTCTGAGCGCACAGTGCCCGCGTGGAGCAAAGATTGCTACTTTGACTTAGACGAGCTGACGCGCGACCAGCTGCACGATCTCGCAGCGCTGACTATAAATAATGTATATATATCACCGACCGCCCCGCCGCGCGTGGAATGGAAGTAGTCTATTTTTATTTTTATGTCCAAGCTGTCTACTGTAGACATTAAAAACAAAAAAACTTTTATAAATTTTGATTTACCTCTTGACTTTACGGCGTTATCGCCGTATAATAGAGACAACAAAAGGGAAACACCCAAAGA